CCAAAAGGATCTCCGCTAGTTTGTTTGCAGATTGCTGCTTACGAGTGGGATATTTAAAAATTATTTCGTATATTATAATAAATAAAAAATAAAGTTATGGTAAATAGAGATTTAAAAGTAGAATTAGTTAATCAATTAGCCTTTTTAGTTGGTTTACAACAAAAGATTTGGCAATATCATCCAAATAATCCAGATTCAAAAAGCATTGTAGATGAATATGCTCAACTACAAATAGATATTGAAGAAATTGAAAATCAACTTAATCAGTTAGATTAGATATAAGAGGGGAGACAAACATAAAATCCTAAGAAAACAGTCGACGGACTGCTTAGGTTGGGACCTTGAAGCTTAAAGCGCGCTATACAGGTGAAGCCCCTTAAAAATATGCTACTGTGGTGGAATAGGTAGACACGAGGGACTTAAAATCCCTTGAACAGTAATGTTCGTGCGGGTTCGATTCCCGCCAGTAGTACTAAAGAGAGGTAGTGAAGCTGTAATTAGCACACCACTGATAAAGGTGACTATACTGAAAAAAGGTTTATAGTAAGTATAGGTAAAATCAGGCTGATCAGAAACCTTGAAAGACCCGAAGCCTCTCTTTTTTATGGTCGAGTAGCTCAGTTGGATAGAGCAACAGCCTTCTAAGCTGTCGGTCATAGGTTCGAATCCTATCTCGATCACAGAAAACAGTCGTGTATCTCCTCAAGCTTATACCTTGTAGAAAGAGTAATTGGTTACATGAGGGTTCAAGTCCCTCCTCGACTACTGGGTGGAAGCCCATATTTATAATAAAAATAAGTTTATGTTAAATCCAAATATAGTTTTAGGTGCTTCAAACCTACAAGAACCCTACAACAACCAATTACCATTTCCACACCTCGTATTTGATAATTTTTTAGATGAAACAGTAGCAATAAATGCTGCATATGAACTTAAGTATCTTTCTGAAAATTTGAAGGATGAAGAGTGGAGATTTAATCCTAAAGACATACATGAACATCAGGTTTCTAAACGGTCTATTAACGTATTAGATAACATGCTACCCATATCTAACGTAATTAGTCAATATGTAAATAATGGTGAATTCCTAACATTCCTTCGTGAAATAACAGGTATGGAAGGATTAGTTGGTGATTGGACTTATGAAGGTGGTGGTGTACATATTACCCCCAAAGATGGTTTTTTAAATGTGCATCATGATTTTAATTTCTTAGGGGATATTGAAAATCCTGAACTTTATAGAAAAGTAAATGTTCTTATTTATCTAAATGAAGAATGGGAAGAAGAATGGAATGGTAATTTAGAATTATGGGAAAGTGATCTTTCTACTAAAGTGCATTCGATTACCCCTCAATTTAACCGTGCTGTTATATTTAATATTAATGATGCACCTCATGGTCATCCCCATCCTTTAGAATGTCCTGAAGGAGAATCACGTAGAAGTCTTGCATATTATTTTTATGATACTATCCCAACGGATACTTATCTTAGAGATCGTGCTTATTGGAAAAAAGGAGATAAGTTAGTTTAACTTGGACATCTAAATTCTTAATAATATATTCAGATATAGTAATGGAAGATTGGCAGAGTGGTCGAATGCGGCAGTCTTGAAAACTGTTGTACCGTAAGGTACCGTAGGTTCGAATCCTACATCTTCCGCATTACCATAAACCCTCATGGGTCCAACTAGACTATGTATGCAATTAGCTCCTTAGTCTTATACATCTGCAGATAGTGAGATGGTTGGACCTAAAAGCCTCAATAGCTCAGTTGGTAGAGCTTCTGATTTGTAATCAGATGGTCGGCGGTTCGAGTCCGTCTTGAGGCTCAAAGAGCGGGTAAAAAGTTCAGCACACCAATTACAGAAGAGGAGAATAACTTGGTTATTTTCCTTTTCGTATGTATGTTCCATATAAGTAGTTCCTATTAAAAAAGAAAAATTATGGAAATAACATCATTCGTTTTAGGGGTATGTGCAGTTATTGTTTTACTGATGATTGTGGGTACGTCTGTGAATTATATGAGTTTGAAGAAACTTAAGGAACAATTAGATAGTCTTGAAAAATATATCAACCAAGTTGATGAAGCTCGAGATAAACAACATTTTGAACACATTAATTATGCTGATCAGCTTAATAATAATGTTCAAGATGAGATGAACAAACTTTACAGCTATACCGATTCTCGTGTAGATAAAGTTATTAATGAATTAGAGAGAATCAAAAGAACCTATATTAAAGAATATTAAACTAAATTAACAAACCGGAACTACTTATTTAGAGGGGCTTAGGCCCCTCTTTTGTTTATTTGCGATTAATTATAATTTATGCGTGGTCATGTAAATAATGTATTTTATCGTGTAATATACATGCAAAAACGGAAATAATATATATTTATGTATATGGACCCAAACAAAATATTTGGATTATTTAATAATGAAGAACCTGATTCGCTTAAAGAAAAAGCGGAAATGGTTGATCAATTATTAAATTATAAAGAACATCCTATGTTCTGGGTTGGGATGTTTAAAAAATTAATTCATAATCATAAAGTATTTAATTCTAAAGTAATGGATTTCTTTACAGATATGGATGAAGAATTAGATATATATGATGTTGAAACAGCAGGAGAATTTGTGGTATACAATAGAGCTTGGTTTTGGATTAACAAAATAAATACTTCAGATAGGATTTGTCAAGAAGCATTAATACATTATGCAGACGAGTACCTAGAAACATACTTAAAGTTTTCAATATCATATTGGGAAGAAACAGAAGAATATGAAAAATGTGCCCGTTTGAAATCAATTCTTGATTTTATTTTATAAATTTTAAATCTAAACTTGGATACCTTATCTATTTCCCGTATCTTTAGGGTACAGGAAAAGGGAATAAGGGGAATAGGAAATAAAGAATAAAAGAATTGGATGAAACGAGGGGGTAATGACGCCTCCGATGTGTCCAAAATTATATAAATTATGCAACATAGAGAAATTATTACACAAAAATTAGAATTGGTTGAAGGGCGTATCGCTCGAATGGAATCAATGTTATCTAGAGGAAGTTCTGCTCAAGAATTTAAAAATGAACTATCGGTATCTAGAGATTTAGTTCAAGATGTAAAAGATTACATCCAACGTGAACCACGAACAGCAGGAGAAAATTAAATCAAAATAAAAGTTATGAGTTTAACAGCAGAAAAAATCCAAATGAATTGGGTTGAATTTATGAGTAATATTGATACTTATATTTCATCCCCTCGTAAAGAGAAATTAGTAGAATTTTATGAAAAGTACCAAGAGCGAATTATGCTGATGCCTGCTGCTCATAAAAAAGAATATCATTCTGCCTTTCCCGGTGGTTATGTAGATCATGTTAATAGAGTAGTTAAAGCTGCTTTGTCAATGTCTGCTGTATGGGAAGGTTTTGGTTGTGATATGACTACATTTACTACTGAAGAATTAGTATTCTCAGCTATCAATCATGATTTGGGTAAAATGGGTGATGAATCCCATGAATCGTATATTCCTCAGGATGATAAATGGAGACGTGAGAAATTAGGAGAAGATTATAAATTTAATACTAACCTACCATTTTCATCAGTCCCAGATAGAGGTTTATTTATGCTACAGTCACATGGTATCACATATAGTTTTAACGAGATGATAACAATCCAGACTCATGATGGTTTATATGATGATGCTAATACTAAATATTTAAAGGCATTTATGCCCGAACAAAAACCACGAACTTCACTACCTTATATCCTCCACCAAGCAGATTTGATGGCGGCACGTATTGAGTTTGAAATTGAGTGGTTACCTAAATTTAAGAGTAGCGTGGATGGCCCAAAGAAAAATTATACATTATCGGCTAATAAGAAGGAGGTATCAAAAAGTACTTCAAAAACCAAGGCTTTAGGTTCAATTAAAAGTCCAAGTCTTAAAAATATGTTAGATAATTTATGATAGTATCAATAATAATTTTATCGGTTTTGGTCGTTGCTTTAGGGTATACGACCTTTAACCTTTTACGGAAAAACGAAAAGCAAGAAGATATTTTAACAGGTTATATGGTTTATCTTAATAAAATCTCTGATTATATTGAGACAACAGATAAAAAACTTAAAGAAATTGATGCTAAAGGAACGTTTGAATCTGATGATGAAATTGGTTTTTTCTTTCAACAAATTAAAAACATCCAAACAGTTTTAAACAGTTTTAATATCAAAAACATATAATGGCAGCACCTGTTAGGAAAAGAAAGAAAAAATCAAAAAACTATTTCACCCAAGATACAGAGGATGCTATAGTATTATATAATAACACTCCAGACTCAGAAGTTAGGAGTACTATTTATAGAGAAAGGATCCACTATGCTTTCTTTAAACTAACTGAAAATATAATTCATACATTTAAATTTTATTATACTGAAGAGGATAATCTAGAAGATTTACAACATGAGATAATTACATTTTTACTATCTAAACTCCACTTATTTGATCCATCTAGGGGAGCTAAAGCATATTCTTATTTTGGGACTATAACTAAACGTTATCTAATATTATCAAATCAAAAAAATTATAAAAAACGTATAGACGCATCCCCAGTATCAATATTAGAAGATGATGATAATCATAGTTATACTATTGATGATTCACCCATAAATGTACGTCTATCAGCGTTTATAGATGAATATGTAGACCACTGCACCGAGAACATTTATGTATTATTTCCTAAAGGTAATGACGCTACAATAGCCGATGCTATTTTAGAATTATTCCGTAAAAGAGAAGATATAGATATATTTAATAAAAAAGCCCTTTACATCTATATTAGAGAAATGGTAGATGTAAAAACTCCAAAAATTACAAAAATAGCCAATCAATTATACGCGGTTTTTAAAGATAATTACATATTCTATCTAGAAAATGGGTATACAGACTTTAAGTCTTGATATTTATAATAAACTAGAACGTATGTATTATGTCACAATTAGATAGTGTTGTATTTGGTAAGAAAAAATTTTCGGATATTCTTGAAGAAATTTACAAAAACCAAAACGAAAAAAAGAGACAAGTAACAGCATTGATTTCTGAATTAAAACCATTAATTTCAGATATAGGTGATGCTACACTTGTTGTTCCTCTTATTAAAGAATATATGGAAATTGGTGTTAAAAATGATGAACAACTCATCAAAATGGCTACTATTATTCAAAGAGCTGTTGCCACCCAAACCTCAGGAGGTGATTTTACTATGTCTGAAGAAGAGAAAGATCAACTTATTCAAGCAATGCAAGATTTGCAAATAGATCCCAATACTGAAAAATAATGAAAGTAGGAATATCATCATTATCCACCCCAATTAATAACACTCCATTTAATGATTTAGCTTCTACCGTAGGACTTAATTTAAGAGCGGTTAGGGTAAAAGGTATATTATTAGATGATAGTAATCCGAGATTCGAAGAATTAGGAGGGTGGAATGGAATAGGTACTATTGAGTTTCAAGAAGTGGATCTACCAATTACTTATGATAAATACCCTACAGCAAAACCACTAATTTCAAATCAAAAACAATTACCTTTAATAAATGAAATTGTATATTTAATATTAGCCCCTAATACTAGTATTGGTGAATTTACCCAAAATCAAAATATATATTATATTAGCGTAATATCATTATGGAATCACCCACATCATAATGGATTCCCAAATGACCCACAAACCCCACCAGAAGCCCAACAAAAAGATTATCAACAAACACAAGCAGGAAGTGTTCGTAGAGTAACAGACCAATCTACAGAAATAAATTTAGGAAATACCTTTATTGAAAGAGCTAACATCCACCCATTATTACCTTTTGAAGGTGATGTATTACAAGAAGGAAGATGGGGTAATAGTATTAGATTTAGTTCAACAATAAAAAATAAACAAACAGGTAAATCATTAAATGATTGGTCTCTTTCAGGAACTTCTGGAGATCCTATTACCATTATAAGAAATGGTCAAGGTCAACGTAGTGAAGAAGGATGGGTACCTATTGTAGAAGAAATAAATAATGATGATTCATCTATTTATTTAACTAGTACTCAAAGTATTCCTTTAATAGCATCTAGTACAAATTATTTTAGTTACCCCTCAGAATCATCACCAACAACTCCTGATCAATATACAGGGAAACAAATAGTAATTAATTCAGGTAGATTAATGTTTAATGCATCTGAAGATCATTTATTATTAAGCTCAGCTAAAAGCATTGGATTAAGTTCAGCAAACACAGTTAATATAGATACAAATACATTAACAATACAATCAAATAATATTTATTTAGGTTCTAAAAATGCAACTGAACCTTTAATGTTAGGTAATTCAACAGTAGATTTATTAAGACAATTAATAGATGGAATTAAATCCTTAACCCAAACTTTAGCAGTTCAGGTAGGAGTCCCACCAGGTGCACCTTTAGAACCAACAGCAACTTCTGCTAAAAATCTTATACCTACTTTAACTCAGTTAGTTAGTAATTTAGATACTATAACCTCTAAAGATAATTTTACTTCATAATGGCTAGTATCATCCCCCCAAATAATTTTATTAAAAATAATGGAATTGATCTCCCGTCTAATCCATTATCTAATATAAAAAAACCAAATATTGAATTACCGAACATTGAATCATTACCTTTTAAAAATCAAATAGTATCTTCAAATATAGATGATAATACCCAAACTAAATTAATAGCATATTGGTCTAAGGGATCAAGTGGTTACCCTATATTTTATGCAGAAGCTTACAAAACCTATAGTAATGACCCTGAACCTACATTTTTTGAATCAAAAAATATAATTACCTATAATGAAAAAACTAATGAACAAGTAAAATCAATAGTATCTAGAACTTTTTGGGAATTAGCACAACAAATACATGCTGCTGATATATTTAATGGAGTAATACCCCCTTTTACAAACGACAATGGGGAACCTTTACCAACTTCAGCACCCCCACAATATAGTGTTGCTGATTTTATATTAGATCCTCCAAAAAATGTTCCCTGGCAACAACCAATTTTAACTCCAGAGGAAAAAGAAAAAGAAAGACTTGCATTAAAAGAAAAAGCTTTACAAGCTAAAAAAGATGCACAAGATAAAGTTCCAAATTGGGAAGAACTTAAAGGTGCTATTCCAAAAGATTTATTAGCTAAAGGAAAAGAAGCATTACCTCCTATTTTATACCAATTAGGATATACAGTTCTTCAAACCCAAGTAATACCAGCACTACAGACATTAGTAGTAGAATATGTTGATAAATATACCCAAGATGGAGTTCAATCTTGTCCTCCTTTCTTACAAACATTAATTAATCAAAGAAATAAAATAGTATCCCAACTAAATAAATTAGCCCAACGAATAGATCGTATAGGTACATCTATTTCAGGAATATCTACTTTTTTAAAAATATTAATAACAACAATAACAACAGTAGACATAGCTCAAATAGCATTATCTATAGCTGCTAAAGCTATTCCTATTGGTCTCCCAGGAGTTATCCCTGCTGCTTTAAATGATGCTCAAACATTTATTAGAAAAGCAACATTTGATAAGTTAGGAAATTCTAAATTAGCACTTTCTAAAACTACTATAGCTTCTACAGGATTAGTCATATCACTTGTAAGTAGTTGGATATTACAAGCATTAGAAATATTATCTAAATTAGATATTTTAATACTAAATTGTGATCCAAATTCAACTCTAACCCCAGTATCTGATGATGTAAAATCATTAAGTAAAGTAGCAGCAGAAGCACAAAATACACAAAATAATCAATCATATCAAGGTTTTATAATTGATATTGTTGAAGTTCCCTATACCCCTACAGTAAATAGATATCAAGCTGTTGGTAAAAATGCTCAAGGTATTGTACTAATAAAAAGTGATCTTTCATTTACTTCAAATAACCAAACATTAATTAACGAATTAAAATTAATTATCGACAGAGATAATTTACAAGCTTATTAATTACCAATATTTATAACAAAAATACAATGAAAACCTCAGAACTTAAAAAAATGTTAAAGGAAGCTGTAAAGGAAGCCATCCAAGAGGAGTTGCGCGATATTTTACTCGAAGCAGTAAAATCACCTAAAACAGCAGTAAATGAATCGTATGCACAACCTAC